TGATATAGCATTAGATATAGATGATAATTTTATAGATGTAGTCTTTATTGATAATTGTGTAAAAGATGGGGAAGTATCCAAAACTATAAAATGTTGGATAAATAAAGTAAAAGTAGGAGGTATTTTATGCGGAACAAATTACGATTTAGGTAATAACTCAAATGAAATATTAGAAACAATAAAATCTCTAAATTGTATTGATAAATTAAAATTAATAGAAAATAGACTTTGGTATATAATTAAGTAACTTTAACATAAAGGAATTAACATGAAAGCATTTATTTTAGCAGTATTAGTAGCATTAACATTAACAATGGTTGGATGTTCACAATCAGATACACCAAAACCATATGTAGAATCAAATCACCCAACTCCAGGTAAGTAATAATAAAATTGCCTAAATATATGATAAGACTAATGTTTAGGTAATTTTATGGCACAATTAACAAGTAGAGCACAATTAAAAAAGTATTGCTTAGAAAAACTAGGCGAACCAGTAATTGAAATCAACGTAGCAGATTCTCAGGTAGAATCTAGAATTGATGATGCCATTGAATTCATGGTTGAATACAATTACAATATGATAGAAAAGAAATATCTATCAATTCAAGTTACTCAACAAATCATTGATGATAATTTCCTAACTGTACCTGAAGAAGTATTGGCAGTATCTCGTATAATGCCTATCAGAAATTCTAGCGTAAATTCATCAAACTACCTATTCGATATTCAATACCACCTAACAGCAAATGATTTATTAAACACTGTTGGTACTGGTGATGTATCATCATACTATATCACAAAACAACACATTGCAACAATACAAGATGTATTTAATGCTAAATCACAACATGAATTTAGACGTTATACTGATAAGTTACATTTTAAATTTGATGCTGATGTACGACTATTTGTTGGTGATTACATTGTTTTAGAATGTCATACTCCAATAGAACAAGCTTCTAGATTTTGGAATGATAGATTATTACGCAATTATGCCACACAATTGATTAAACGTCAATGGGGTGGAAACTTATCTAAATTCCAAAATGTACAATTGCCTGGCGGTATTATTTTGAATGGTACTGAATTATACAATCAAGCTCAATTAGAGATTGATAAGATGGAAACAGAGTCTGTTTACCTATATTCAGAACCAGATGAATTAATAATTGGATAGACACCTTATAAGTACTTATAAGTATTAATACATTTCAAAGAATGACATTTATTATTATAGCAAAGAAAATGAAATCTGTCAAGAAATAAATTGTAACAGTTTGTAACAGGGGAATATCATAGCAACTAATCCATATTTTAAATCAAATTTTAGAGGTTCTGGAGAACAGAACTTACTTAATAATTTGACAAGAGAAAGTATACAGCAACAAGGGTATGATATGTATTATATCCCAAGAGAAACTGTTGCCTTAGATTATTTGTTTGGCGAAGATATCCAATCAGCATTTACAGACCCAATTTCGATTGAGTGTTATATTAAATCTGTTATTGGTTATACTGGTGCTGGTGATGTATTGGCTAAATTTGGATTAGATATCCAAGATGATATGATGATACAAATGCATATACAAAGATTTGATGATGAAGTAACTTCAAAATTTCCAGAAATCGGCAGACCTCGTGAGGGTGATTTGATGTATTTTGGATTAGATAAGCATTCTATATTTGAAATATCATTTGTTGAAAACAAAAAACCATACTATCAATTGGGTTCTATATACATATATGAACTAAGTCTTAAACGCTTTGTATTCAGTGGTGAAAAAATTAATACAGGAATTGAAGATATTGATGACATTAATACATATGGGTCTAATGTGAAAATTGAATTAGGAACATCACAATCAATATCAACTAGATATACATTCGGTGAGATAGTATATCAATCAACATTAGGTACATTGATAGGTGCTACAGCTACTGGTGAAGTTATTGAACACATCGGTAATACATTAACCCTGCATAGAGTTAGTGGTGAGTTTAGACAGGGTTTATCTATTAAAGGTGATACATCTCATACAATCTATTCATTCCCAATTAAATCTGATGCTACATTTGATGATACCACTACAGATAAGATTGCTGATAATATAAAAGTAAGAACAGAAACTAATACCATATTGGATTTTAATGAAGTTAATCCATTTTTAGATACAGGATATGATTAATGTCATTACACAATCAACACTTCTATCATGGATTAATCCGTAAGTACGTAGTAGCATTCGGAAATATCTTTAACTCTATTCATATTGTCAGATATGATTTGAATGGTATCGAAACATTTAGAGAAAAAGTTCCATTAGCCTATGGTCCAAAACAAAAGTACCTATATCGTACAGAACAAAATCCAGACTTAAATGAACGCTTTGCTATCAAGTTACCTAGAATATCATTTGAGATGGTTGAAATGCGATATGATGCAACCAGAAAAACACCATCGACTAATAAATTGAAGACAGATGTTATTGTTAATCAATCAAAAGATTATCAGTATAATGCTGTACCATATGAATTTCTGTTCGATGTTAATATTATGGCTAAAAATACAGAAGATGCTTTACAAATGGTTGAGCAAGTCGTTCCATTTTTTACTCCAGATTACACAATGACAATTAATGCAATTCCAGATTTAAATATTAAATTGGATATTCCAGTAATCATTAATGCAATTACATCCGAAGATAATTGGGATACAGGATTCAATGAAAGACGTGATATCGTGTGGAACTTAAGCATGACTCTTAAAGGGTTCTTATATGCTCCAACACGAAAATCTAAAATTATACTTGAAGCAGATTGGGATATCAGTGGATTTGATAATAATATTATGTCAAGTGGCATAGAAACTACACCCTAAATAATACATGAATAAGAATATTAAAAACTTTATAAGCTCTGTTAGAGCATTGAATATTAATTTAAGACTTTCACCAGACAAAACATTTGTTATATATGAACCACCACTTCCAGTGGATATGATTCAAACAGCAATTGATTTAACTGATGATATATGCATTTACTTAGATAATGAATCATTACTGTTATCAGATGAAGATGCTAAAATTATTGATTCATTAATTGATAGTGAAGATGTATTAGAACACTCTACATTTAAATTAACAAACCCAATTACTAGTGATGAAGAAGAAAATCTTCCAATAGTGTATGAGGAAATGACATCAGAATCATTTGACCGAGATTTTGATTTTATCCGCAAGAATCTTAAGGATATTTCTACTAAGGGAACAAAGGCATTAGGGCGAATGATTTCTGTAGCTCAAGAATCTCAACACCCTAGAGCATATGAAGTTGTAGCAACTTTAATGAAGACTATTGCTGATGTAAATAAAGATTTATTAGATTCTCATATTAAGAAACAAGATAAGAGTCCAGTGTCGCCTAATTCTGGAAATACGACTAATGTACAGAACAATACTGTATTTGTTGGTTCAACATCAGAGCTTTCTAAGCTTTTAGGCAAAAAGAACTTATAAGTACTTATAAGTATTAATAAGCTTCAAAGAATGACATTTATTATTATAGCAAAGAAAATGAAATCTGTCAAGTAAAATTTACAAATAAAGGAAAATAATTATGAACATAGAACAATTCCACATAGATGAATATTTAAAATGTAAAGATGACATCGTATACTTTACCGAAAACTATCTAAAAACATTTGATAGTGATGGAAAATTAAATCCTATAAAACTGTATCCATATCAAATCGAATTAATGGATAAAGATTTAGTTACAGCTAGAACATCTAGAGCAATCGGATTTACAACACTAGCATGTATAAAAATATTACATTCGATAATATTTGAAACAGGAAAGACAATCTTAATATACTCATCAAATAGAGAGATGGGAATAAACACATTAAGATTTGTTATGGAATTATATGATATGTGTTCATTCGATATAAAACCAGTAGCAAATTTACGAAGTAAAATGCAAGTACAATTTGATAATATTAATTATGTATCAGTAATTACATCGACAAATGGTACACGAGGTCAACATATATCAGAATTATATCTACAGGATGTAGATTATATGCAAGAAAATATAGAGGAAATTATTCATGTAACTTTTCCAACATTATTATCGGGTAGAATTTTACCAAAAATATGGGCATGGTCTAATATCGGTAGGAATGATAATCTAAGTATTCTTAGAATGTATCTAAAAAATAATATGAAATTTAATCATTATGATTTACCTTGGTACATTATACCAAATAGAGATTCAAAATGGATAAACTCAATGAAAAATGTAATGGGTAAAGAATCATTTGATAGAGAGCATAATAACACGTATAGAGCGATTTAAATTATAAATTGATATCAGTATATGTATTTTAATAAATAACTCAGTCTGGAGCTATTCTGAAAGAAATAGGCACATAATATGGCAGTACAAAAGGGATATCTTGGTAATCCTAACTTAAAGAAGTCGGGAACTAATATATCATTTACTCCCCACATGGTTGAGGAGTGGACAAAGTGTAGAGATGACCCTGTATATTTCACTAGAAATTATATAAAGATTATCCACGTTGATAAGGGAATGATTAACTTCTTACCCTATGATTATCAAGAAGAGATAATTCAAACAGTACATGATAATCGATATAGCATAATTCTTACTGGTAGACAGAGTGGTAAAACCACATCTATTGTAGCATCAATATTACACTATGTAACATTTAATGATGAAAAGACTGTAGCATTACTAGCCAACAAGGGTGATACTGCACGAGAAATTCTAAACAGAATTCAGATTGCCTATGAGAATTTACCTGAGTGGCTTCAACATGGTACGATTGAATTTAATAAAGGTTCAATGGTATTAGAGAACAAATGTAGAATCATTGCATCATCAACATCATCATCTGCTATTCGTGGATTCTCAATCTCATTTCTATATATCGATGAGTGTGCTTTCGTGGAAAACTGGGATGCATTCTATAAAGCGGTATATCCAACGATTTCATCTGGTCAAGAAACCAAGATTATATTTACAAGTACTCCAGCTGGCATCAACCACTATCATAAATTATGGAAGGATGCTGTTGAGGGTCGTTCATCATTTGTACCAATTAAAGTTACATGGAGAGATGTACCTGGTCGAGATGAAGAGTGGAAGAGGGCAACTATTGCCAATACTTCTGAAGAAGCATTTATACAAGAACATGAAGCTGAGTTTATTGGTTCTGCTGGAACATTAATTGATGGGTGGAGACTAAAAGAATTAGTTGAAGATAATCCAATCAAAGCTAATAAATTCCTAAGACAATACAAAGCAGTAGAAGAAAATCACATATACACATTGGTAGCAGATGTATCTCGCGGTAAAGGGATTGATAACTCAGCATTTATTGTTGTTGATGTATCAACATTACCATATCAAGTAGTAACTACTTACTATTGCGATACAATACCACCAGACATGTTTGCAGAAGTTATATTCCAAGCTTATAGTTATTATAACAAAGCATTTGTATTAGTAGAGAACAATGATGCTGGATGTGAAACATTACGAGTATTGAACGATACATACGAGTGTGAAACAATCTTAGGTATGCAGACAGATGGGCAGGGTAGAAGAATTGTCAGTATCAATGGGGGAACAGCTTTTGAGTTTGGTGTAAGAACAAGTAAAACAGTTAAAGCTGTAGGTTGTTCTAGAATTAAACAACTAATAGAAACCTATTCATTCTTATTTGGTGACAAGTGGATTATAGATGAGGCTAATAAGTTTATTAGAATCGGTAAATCATATGAGGCACAGAAAGATGCACATGATGACATTATGATGTGTTGTGTGTTATTTGGATGGCTAACAACTCAATACTTATTTGAAGACCTAACTACTATTGATACTAGATTTAGTATGAGAGAACAGTTCGAAACAAGGTTTGAAGAAGAACTATTACCATTCGGGTATGTTTTAGATGGACTAGATACATATGGTGATGATAGTGGATTTGAATTTGAATCTATACAGTTACCAGAATATGATGAAGACTTCTTTGAAGATATGGGATTACGAAGAGATAAAGTAAAAGAATCTTTTGATTTCTTTATGGATATTCGATAAAACACTTGCAATATATATTAATATGTGGTATAATGCTATTTAATTGAAAAGGTATCATTTTGACTAAATTAAAAAAATCAACAATCATCAGTGAAACATCTGATAAACCAATAACAAAAACTTCCGCACACTATGTATCGAATCCAGATTTATATAATGAATTTGTATTATGGAAAGCTACTCGTGTATTAGCTGAAGCTGATGGGTTAGAAGAACCAGCTATACCAGAAAAAATTGGTAAAGGTATTATGCAGATTGCTAATAACTTTATCAAAAAGTATAATTGGCAATCAAATACCAAATGGAAAGATGAGATGGTTGGGGATGCAATATTAAATTGTATCTTGTATGTACGAAATTTTGACCCAGACAAATCTAAGAACCCATTTTCATATTTTACTCAGACTTGTTATTATGCATTCCTTCGTAGAATTGAAAAAGAGAAGGAAGAGGATTATGTCAAGCATAAATCAACACTTAATTCATTGGTATTTCAAGAGATACAAAATGGTAATATAGATGAAGATGAATTAGTATTAGAAGATTTTGATTATAATGCATCAGGTGTAGAAGATTTCATATCAGGTTTTGAGATTAAGAAGTTTGGTAAAGCATTAGATTCAAATGAAATTGGTGGTAGTGGTGGCAAGACAAAACGATTAGATTTAATGGATGATGTAGGATTTTTATAATAAACAATTGAGAGGGATTATATAATGAAGATTGCCAAAATTGGTGATATACATTTTGGAATTAGGCAGGGGTCGGAGATATATCAGGAAAATATTAAATTATTTTTTAAGAATGTATTCTTCCCTGCATTAAAACAATATGGAGTAACTAGAGTATTACAAACTGGGGATATGTTTGATACTCGTAAACAAACACATTCACAAGCATTATACAATGCTAAAGATTGCTTCTTTGATGAATTGCTATATGAGCACATCGATATGGATATGATTTTAGGTAATCATGATATATATTATCGTGAAAGTCTAGAAATCAATACACCAAATCTTGTACTAGATGAATATAAAAATATAAAAGTACATGATAGACCACAAACAATTTCAATCGATGGTGTTGCTATTGATATGATTCCTTGGATTTGTGAGCAAAATTATTCAGATGTATTTGATTTTATTAATAAATCTAAATCTGAATACTGTATGGCACATCTAGAACTTGCTGGATTTGAGATGTCTAAAGGTCATATGTGTGAACATGGTATGGATGCATCACTGTTTAAACGATATAAACAAGTATGGTCTGGTCACTTCCATAGACAATCTAAGAGTGGAAATATACATTATCTAGGTTCACCATCACAACATACATTTGATGACGTTGGTGATATTAGAGGATTCTATATATTTGATACAGAAACTCATGAAGATATTTTCATACCAAATCCATATAACCTGTTTGAACGAATTGAATATGATGAAGATGCAGTTTTCAAATTGCATGATATATCTAACAAATATGTTAAGGTAATCATCAACAATGCAAAAGATTCAAAAAAATTAGAAAAGTATATTGAATCATTATGGATACAAAATCCAGTAGATATTAAGACTGTAGATAATATGGTGTTAGCTGAGTCAGCTGAATATGATATTACGATGGAAGCACTTGAACAAGGTAGTTTTGAGATTGTACCATTCTTAACTGAGTATACAGTAAATCTAAATGAATCATTAACAGACTATCAGAAACAACTAGTTTCAGACACATACAAACTGTTATATACTATGAGTAAAGAGGAAGAATAATATTATGTTTATAAAGTTATTAAGTGTATCTGCTAAGAATTTCATGAGTATTGGTAATACTCCAATAGAATTAGATTTAACAAAACACACTAAGTCATTGATTATAGGTAAGAATGGTAATGGTAAATCTGTATTAATTGAAGCAATTATATTTGCATTGTATGGCAAACCATATAGAAAAATTAATAAAGGTGCATTAGTAAATTCTATCAATGGTAAGGGATGTGAAGTTATAGTAAAATTCCAAGTCAACGATAAGCAATATAAAATTGTTAGAACAATTAAACCAGATAGTTTGAAAATTTATGCCAATGATGTATTGATTGAGCAACTAGCAAGTGTGGGTGATTATCAAGAGATGTTGGAAACAACAATTCTTAAGATGGATTACAGTACATGTTGCCAGATGGTTATTATTGGTTCTATGGGTTACATTCCATTCCTACAGCTTAAGTCAGCAGATAGAAGATTATTCGTAGAATCTGTATTGGATTTACAACTGTTTTCTGATATGAATAAGAAATTAAAGACAATTCATGCAGAAGAAAAAACAAAATATACAACATCACAGAATGCTATTAATGTTTATAAGTCGAAAATTGATTCATATGAAGGTGTTATAAGAACACTTGAGGCTGATAAAGGTGTAAAAATCTTAGCAATTGATGAATCCATTAGAGAGAAGATGGAAGAGTATAAAAAATATATCGGATTAGCAGAGCAAGCGCAAAAAGATATTGATGGCGTTACAGGATTAACCGTTACAACAGATATACAAAGAGATATTAATACAGCATCATCTGAAATATCAACAGCACAAACAGAAAATACTAAGCTGAATAATAAGATTAAATTCTTTGATGTTACAGCTGAGTGTGCATCATGTGGACAGATTATTGATGCAAACCATAAAGAAAAACATATTACAATGTGGAATGAAACAATTTCATATAACAATAATATAATAAAAGAAAAAACAGAACAGAACATTGCACGTAGTCTGATTGTCAAACAAGCTCAAGAGAAAGATAGAGAGTTAGCAACTAAAAGACAAAATCTAAAGACTAATCAAGATAGTGCTGAGTGGATAAAGAAAGATATTGTTAGATTGGGTAAAGAGAAGCAAACATTAGGCACTACGGATGATGGTGCATTGTCTGATGCTAAGAAAAAATTAGAAGATAATATAAATTTACATGCAGATGAAGTAATAACATCAAAAGAGTTCTTTACAAATATCCAAGTATATGATACAATGCTAACAGCATTAAAAGATAGTGAAGCAAAAGCAGAAATAGTCAAACAGTACATCCCATTGATTAATTTAACAGTTAATCAGTATATGGATAAATTAGGTTTATATATTAAATTTGAATTGGATGAAAATTTTAATGAAACACTCAAATCAAGACATCGTGACGATTTTACCTACGAATCATTCTCTATGGGGGAAAGGATGCGTATCGACTCCTCCTTGTTATTTGCTTGGAGGGAAATTACGAAAAAGAGAACAGGAATCGAAACAAATTTACTCTTCTTTGACGAAGTTTTGGAAATTCTAGATGATGAGGGTTTTGATGTTATCTTGGGTGTAGTTGATTCAATACCAAATATGAACTGTTTTATTATTTCTCATAAACAAAATCTAGATGTTAAATTTGATAACATTATTGAGATGATTAAGGTTCAAGATTTTACGCAAATTAAGTAGTACATTTTATAATTAAATAGGAGTTTTATAATGAAGTTATCACAAAAAACAATTGATATTTTTAAATATTTTAGTAGCTTGTCACCAAGTATCTTGATTCGTGAAGGTAATATCTTACGTACACGCAATCAAGCTAAAACAATTGCAACAAAAGCTGAATTGACGGAATCATTCCCAAAAGAGTTTATCATTTACTCTATTCCAGAATTCTTAAAAACAATCAACTTGTTTAATGAACCAGATATTGAGTTCTTAGATACACATATGATTATTACTGAAGGTGCTTTAAAGGTTCGCTACATGTATGCAGACCCAATCTTATATCAAAATGCACCAGAAGATAAAGATTATGTTCCTACAAACATTACATGGGGTATGATTGTTAAGTTGGATAAAACTGAATTAACTAATATTCAAAAAGCATCGGGTGTATTGAATCTAAACACTGTATCATTTACTGAAAGTGGTATCGTAGTTTACTCAGATAAGAATAAAGATTCTAATAACTTTAAGATGAACTATTCAACTGAATTAGAATTTAGTGGCGAAAAACCAGATACATTTGAAATCAATTTCCCATCAGCAAACTTAAATTTATTTGAGGGTGATTATGTTGCAGATTTCTTCTGTTCTAAACGTACAGGTGTTAAATTGACAAATGAAGTTGATGGTGTATCAGTATGGTTGGCAGCAAACCCATCATCGAATGTAGGATAATATCATGAATGTAAATGATTACTTATTAACCGAGAAGTATCGTCCACAGACAATTGATGAATGTATTTTGCCTGATAGTACACGAGCAACATTAGAAAGCTTTGTTGTTAATGGTAAAATTCCTAATCTATTATTCTGTGGCTCTGCTGGTATCGGTAAAACAACAGTAGCCCATGCATTGGGTCGTCAACTAGGATATGATGTATTGTTTGTCAATGCATCAAATGAAGGTCGTTCTATTGATACACTACGAGGTCTTATTACAGACTTTGCTAGTTCGATGTCACTGTATGCCAATCACAAATTAGTTATCTTAGATGAGTTTGATGGTACAGGTGCTGTTGTTCAGGATGCTCTACGAGCATTTGTTGAGTTATATTCAGGAACATGTTCATTTATTTTGACATGTAATTATAAACACAAGTTGATAGATGCAATTCACTCTAGATTCTCTGAGGTAAATTTCAGCATTCCAGCTGACCAGAAATCTAAAGTTGCAGTAGCATTCATGAAACGTGTTGTGGCAATTCTAGAGAAAGAAAATATTACCTTTGATAAGACAGCAGTAGCTGAATTGGTTAAGAAATATTTTCCAGACTTCCGTAGAACATTGACAGAGTTACAACGATATACATCAGATGGTACATTTACAATTGAAGAACTGAAGAATCTAGATTTGGATGTTAATGGTATTATTGCATTAATAAAAGATAAGAAATTTAGTGAGATGATTACAGCTGTAGAGAAATCATCTACAATTGATATTACAGCAGTAGCTAATGAGTTGTATGATAATGCGGATAAGTTCTGTGATGCAAATAACAAACCAGTATTGATTAAAATCTTATCGGATTATATTGATAAAGGTACTAGAACTACAAATCCAAAGATTACAATTATGGCTATGTATGCTGAGATAATGGCGAATATTTAATTATGGCTACTTTATTTGATTATGTTGGTACAATCAATAATAAAGTAGGCGTAATGCCTATGGATAACATTGATGAATTTAACTCTGTATATGTACAGTATGTTGTTAACATGGCATTTTGTAGATATACTGAAACAATTATGTTAGTAGATGAATTAGTCTTAATGAATAATTTAACAAATCTTCAACATTTTGATTACTTGTTTAATACAGTTCCTCAAGGTAAACGATATTCTAAATGGAATAAAGCAGACAAAAATTTGGAACTAGATACTATAGTAAGAATATATAATTATTCTTACGATAAGGCTAAACAAGTAGTTGATTTATTTCAACCAGATGATTTAGAAAAATTAAAAGAAAGACTATTTCAGGGTGGGAAAGAATGATGGTAAAAAGATTATTAGAATCTGTACAGGTTCGAGATAATACGACAAATGAAGTATATTATGAAATTGATAGATTAGAGCGTGATGAGTTAGTTTCAACATTTGTTGAAATCAATCCAATTGGTTCGGATGATTTTTTAAAAGTTAAAGAAACATTGACACGAGTTGGAATTGCTAATCGGGTTAAAAAAGAGATATACCAAAGTTGTCATGTATTACATAAAAAGGGTCATTACTTTATTGTACTATTTAAAGAGATGTTTGCTATAGATGGTAGAGAAACAGAAATGACTGAAGATGATTATATAAGAAGAAATTATATAGCAAAATTATTAGAGAATTGGGGATTGATTAAAATCATTAATACTGATATAATGTACAAAGTAGTAGAAGAACTACCTATCTCTGTATATGTATTACCGTATAAAGATAAAAAACAATGGCAACTTAAACCCAAATATCAAATTGGAACAATCAAGGAAGGTAATAAGAATGGAAACAAGTAATTTAAGTATTCTAGTATTAAAGTTATCATCAGGTGAGGTTGTAATTTCAAAAGTACAAGAAGACCAAACAGGTAATATGGCACTAATTAAACCATATGAGTTCTTATCTAAAACAGATGCAAAAGGTAATGTTACTGGTGGATTTCTACCATTCATGCCATTAGCATTAGATGGATTCATTCAATTGGTACAACGTCCAGTAGCAGTAGCTACACCAGATGAACAATCTGCAAACACATATATGAAATTAATTGGTGATAAAGTAATTGAAACACCACCAAAAAATCTTATAATTCCAAAATAAGGAAAAATATTTATTATGATAGTAAGTAAATTTGACGTAACATCTTCGGTGTTTAGTGACACATTCAGTAAAGCTTGTAGTGTAGATTGGAGTGAAGATGAGAATAAAATCACATTCGGCATTCCAAATACAAATAAATGCTATAAAGATTTATTGTTAGTTGCCCTTGATACTCGTTCTAAGATTAATTTTGTAATTGATATCTACACACAGATTAAAATTAAGCATGTATTAGTACAGCAGTATAATATCGGAGCATTACCATTACGAGTTTATCGGGATAGTTTGTTGCAGAATTCTGATAAGGAATCACTACTCCACATATCATTTAAAATTGTATCTTCTGAGGTATCATTATTAAATGATTAAACCATATTATACCTCATTTTTTAGACGTGGTAATAGAGTATATATTCGTAGAATTGAAAATGATGGTACTAGAACAAACTATCATGTAGCATATAAACCAAAACTATACATTAAACATGAATCTCCAAACTGTGATTTTAAAACATTGGATGGAGATGAATTGTATGAGATTGAGTTTAGTGATATCAAGTCTGCTAAAGAATATGCTGATGCATCAACTGCGAAGATGTTTGGATATCCTCGTTGGGAATATGCTTGTGCAGATGATGAATTTCCATATGAGATTGAATATAAATTTGATGATTTGCGATTAGGTTTTATCGATATTGAGGTAGAATCTGATACCCATTATTCATCAGTAAAAAACCCAGACCAACCGATTGTATTGATTCAAATTCTATACAACAAAGTTATATACATTTTAGGCACAGATTTCTATCAGTCATATGATGATAAAGTTAAATTCATTCGATGTAAGGATGAAGTTGACCTATTAAAGAAATTTGTCATACTTGTTCGTAAATTTGATTTTGATATTATATCAGGATTTCATAGTCAAGGCTATGATATTCCAATGCTTCATGAGCGTATGAAGTTGATAGGTATGGAAGATTACTTTAAGAAATTATCACCATTTGGTTTTATCGATACATCAGAAGTTGAAGTGTTTGGTAAAATGGAATTACGTGTTGATATCAAAGGTATACAGCATCTAGATATTTTAGAGTTAATCAAGAAATTTGATACTAAGAAATATGAGAATAATAAATTAGATACAATTGCTAAATCGATATTGAAACGCGGTAAAGTTGCCTATGATGGTAAACTATCAGATTTAATGGTAACAGATTATGCCAAGTTTGTAGAATATGGTATGGTCGATGTAGACTTGTTGCAAGATATTGAAAACATTAAAAACCTAATTAAGATGGTAGTTAATGTGGCATACATGGATAAATGTAATTTTATTGATGCATTCTCACAAGTTCGTATGTGGGATAATCAAATTATGACATTCCTTAAGCATGAGTATCAAGTACAAGTTCCATATCTAATTGCAAATGAATTTGTAGAATCAGATGATGAGAAGTTTGAAGGTGCATTCGTATATGAACCAAACCCAAATAGATATGAATGGGTTATGTCAGACGATGTACAATCAATGCACCCATCCATTATTATGGCATTTAATGTATCACCAGAAACATATCTAGGTAATGCTAATAAGAATGTTGAGTTCTTTTTGCAAGATTGCCCTCAGTTTACTAGAGAGATTATGGATAATAATGCTACAACAATGGCAAATGGTGCTATGTTTGATAACACTTATGAGGGATTTTTGCCTAAATTAGTACGTAGAGTATTTAATATGCGTATTGAAGCTAAGAATAAAGCAAAAATTCATAAGAAAGAAGCTGAGAAGTTGGAAAAAGTATTAGCAGAATCACCAGATAATGCTGATGTTAAACTAGAATTGCAAATGAATCGTAATGAGTTTGTACGATTTGATACAATCCAGAGTGCTCTTAAAGTTAAGATTAACTCTATGTTTGGATTCTTGGGTAATAAGTATTCTAGATTCTATCAGTTGGATATGGCTGAAGGTATTACATTAACTAGTCAGGTAATGTTAAAATCTGGAGCAGAAGAGATTACAACAGTAATACAAGAGTTATTGGGAAATAAAGATAATGTTTTATTATATGGGGATACAGATTCGCTATTATATAGTATGGAAGGTATCGTTAATAAGTTTATACCAAAAGATACACCAAAAGATAAAATAGTAGAATTTTTAGATAGATTACATAAGTCTAAAATTGCACCAAGATTGGCAAGTAAGTTAGAAGTAGTTCAGAACCGAATGAATGCTCGTGAGCACTCAATACGCTTCGTTAGAGATGTTATTTCTGATGTTAGTATACTGATAGCCAAAAAGAAATATATCATGAGTGTGATGGATTCTGAGGGTGTAAGATATTCAGAACCAGACTTGAAAATCATGGGTGTGGAATCAGTTAAAACATCAACTCCACAATACTGTAGAGATAGGATTAAAGAAGCTATTAGTGTCATATTGTATAAGACTAATGATGACCTGTTTTCTTATATAAATAAAACTAAGAAGCAGTTCTTAGCATTACCAGTAGAAGATATATCGTCACCAAGAGGTATATCAGATATTGAGAAGTATACAGCTGATTCAGTTACTGATGATGTATTTGGTGATGATGGAGTTGAAAAGTCTATAACATTTAAAAATAGATGTCCAATGCATGTTAAGGCATCTATATACCATAACAAATTAATTATGGATAATGATATGACAAAATGGTATCAACCGATATCGAATGGTGATAAGATTAAGTTTACATATTTAAAGACACCAAATCCAATCAAGAACAATGCAATTGCATTTGATGGTATATTACCACCAGAGTTTGGGTTACATAAGTATGTAGATTTTGAAATGCAATGGACTAAGACATTCTATAATCCAGTAAAAGCTATTACTGATACTATAGGGTGGAAAATTGAAGAATCAAATGAGATGTTTTAATAAAAGGAAAAAATATGAATGAATTAATGAAAAGAATTTCTAAAGTTGGTGTAAAAGCTGTAGCATTGAGCAAATCTGAAATCTATCAGGATAGAGATATTACAACAACAAGTGTACCATCTATTAACATTGCATTGAGTGGTGAGATTGATGGTGGGTTTGGTTCTGGTGTAGGTATTCTAGCTGGACCATCTAAGCATTACAAATCAAATACAGGTTTAATCTTGGTATCAGATTATCTAAAGAAATACGAAGATGCATTCTGTTTATTCTATGATTCGGAATTTGGTTCACCACCAGATTACTGGGATACACAAGGTATTGATTCTTCTAGAGTTTTACATGTACCAATTGCAAATATTGAGGATATCAAATTTGATTTACCACAAAAGTTAGAAAGTATTAATCGTGGTGATAAGGTTATTATTTTTGTTGACTCAGTTGGCAATCTTCCATCTAAAAAAGAGGTTGGTGATGCCCTAGATGGTAAATCAACAACAGATATGACACGAGCAAGAGAAATGAAATCTATGTTCCGTATCATTACACCAATGATTAAGATGCGTAATCTTCCAGCATTGTTTGTAGCACATACCTATCAGACTATGGAATTATATAGTAAGTCTGTTGTATCGGGTGGTACAGGTTTGTATTACTCAGCTGATTGGATTATTATTTTTGGTAGACAACAAGAGAAAGATGCTGATAAAGAATTAGCAGGTTGGAACTTTATTCTTAATACAGAGAAATCTAGATTCGTTAAAGAAAAAACTAAGATTCCATTGACAGTATTGTTTGATAGTGGTATTAGTAAGTATTCAGGTATTCTAGACTTGGCATTAGAGTCTGGTGATGTAGTTAAACCTAAAAATGGATACTATGCACTAGTAGATAGAGCTACTGGCGAAGTGGGTAAAGAAGTTAAATTTCCAAAAACACAAGCAGATGATTTCTTGGGTGTAGTATTAGCTAGAGAAGAATTCAAGCAGTTCATTAAAGATACTTATAAATTATCTAAAGCTAAACTAGAAGAAGATGATATATTTGGTGATGAAGATATTCCTGTTGATGATTAATATTAACTGTGGTATAATGATGTTTTAAATATTGGAGAGAGACTATGGGATTTACTAATGATTTTGGAATTTCTGGAATGAATTTTAATGTAGAAAGTGTAATGGCATCGATTCATGATGAAGCACCAACAGAACACATTGAATTCACACCACTAGAAGGTGAGATGGTTGGTCTTAAATTTATCATCGGTGAATTTAAGCTAACAGATAAGACCTATGATAATGGTGATGGTGAGGTTACATTTAATACATCATTCCTAGATAAGACAGATGCAGAAAATACAGAATTAATGGAAAAGTATATTGAAGAAATTAAAACCATTGCACATGTATTGATTAAAAATGCATTTGATTCTGCAATAGAGAATAAGAAATATGAATCTTAGTTATGTAATAATGACTATAATGTGGATGGCTGGAATAGTATATGCTAAAGGTTGGTTAATATTTATAGCATGTATATTTCCACCATACGCATGGTATCTTGTGGTTGAGCATGTCATGAGAGCAATGAATTTAATATAATGATAAAGGATTTAAATGGAAAAGGTAGTATTAGCGAGTTTTATTCATGATACAGAATATAATCAAACAGTAATTCCTCATATTCAAGCAGAATATTTTGAGGATGAAGCAAATAAGATATTGATTGAGTGTGCATTAGAGTATTCAAATACACATAAGAAAGTACCACCTAAGATTGTATTAGAAACAATTTTGGATTCTAGAATTAGTATTCCAGAAGTAATATATCAAAAAGCTAAAGCAAGCATAGAGCAGATATATTTAGATACAACTAAAAGTGAAGTATCTGAAGCAACAATAGAGTGGAAACTGGGCGAAACATTAAAGTGGTTTAAAGAACGAGCAGCTTATAATACTATTCTTATATCATTAGATATTATTGATGGAAAGTATAAAGAGAATGGTGTAGTAGTAGATAAATCTGCTATTCCAGAATTGATGCAAAAAGCAATATCTATATCATTCGATACTTCGATTGGTCATAACTATTTTGCAGATTCTGAGTTGCGATTCGACTTCATGCATACCAAACTTAATAAGATTCCATTTAAGATTCCTATTTTTAATAAGATTACTGGTGGTGGATTAGAACGTGGTACATTAAATCTATTGTTATGTCCTCCACATGGTGGTAAAACTCTCACTATGGGGTCTCTGGCTGTAGATTGGTTAGCATTAGGATATAATGTATTAGCTATCACATTAGAGATGGCTGAGATGAAGATTGGTGAACGTATTGATGCTAAAACATTAAACGTAGAGATTGACCAATTAAAAAATGTACCTAAGAAAACATACTTAAGTAAATTGAAATCATTGGCAGATGAAAAAGGATATGGTGGGTTAATTGTTAAACAATATCCAACATCATCAGCTGGAGCAAATCATTTTAGATTCTTATTAAATGAATTGGAACATAAGCAAGGGTTTATTCCTGATATTGTGGTCATTGACTATCTAGGTATTTGTACATCAACAAGATTCAAGAAATCTGATAACATGTATCAAATTCAGAAGTCTGTAGGTGAAGAGGTTCGTGGATTGGCAGTAGAGAAAGACTTTGCTTGCTTATCAGCTGTACAAACTAACAAGAATGGTATGGGTTCATCAGATTTTGATATGACAGATATTTCAGAGTCATCTGGTCATGCCATGACAGCGGATTTTATGTTAGGATTGATATCTACACCAGAACTAGTAGCATTGGGTCAAGTTAGATGTAAGCAACTGAAGAATCGATATGGTTCTATTCATGAGTTTGAAACATTCTTACTTAATATGGATAGAAAGAAAATGATGGTATATGAAGATAGTGATTTTACTAGAAACCATAAAGTAGAAGAACCAGAACATAAGAAACCAGATAGCATATTACCAGTTAAGTCTAGATACGATAACTTAAAGACATTGAATTAATACTAAATATAATACAAAGATTAATAAAGGATTTAGTATGGACTTTAATAAAAGATTTCCATTATCACGAGTATATAAGATAACACCACATGGTTTGTCTTTATATACTCAAGAGTATGTTAACAAATATCTAGACGAAGCTAAAAAGGCTAAAGAAGCAAAAGAAGATAAAGAGGAAAAGTCTGAAGATAAATCTACAGATGACGTAAAATTAGATAAAGAAAAATTTCCTAAAAAATCTAAAATAAATACAGAACCAGATGATGTAACAATTGGGTTAAATCAAGTAGCATAATATTATTAAGAAATGAGTTGAAGTTGGCGAATATTAAATCTGATGATGTAAATGATGAATTATTTTTATATGCAGTTGAGCAGTATAAATTACATAATAAAGATAAGACAGTTGACATTAGTATTATACAAGAAGAGTATCAGAGATTTTGGTTTATCATTAAGTTATTAGCAGTATATAGAAATAGTAGTGAGTTAAATGTTAGGTTGTTATTAAATCATCTTATTATATTAACAAATTTATTTGAGATATCAGCAGTAACTATCTTATTGCGAATAGCATTAGATAAAGGTGATTATGATATTATAACCTATGTCTTAACATTATTAAGTTTTATTGGATATATCCCCGATGATAAGCATATGTACATTATGTCGGAAGAGTATTTACTGAATGATATTCCAGTTAATTCTGAGTTATTAAGGAAATTAGAAAATGAAACAACAAGTCAGTACTAAACCAGAAGTACAACCAACTAGAAGAGTTGTATTTAAATTGTTATCTACAGCTGGAACTTATTATGGTGCTCCTGTAGACGGTAAAGCTCCAACTGTAAATTCATTAGCATCTCCAGATGGTGGAGCAGTATAATGAACCCATTAATGATAGGAACATATTTAAAATGGGGTGGATATGCACTAGTAGCAATTGTAATTGGTCTAGCTGTATGGAATGTTAAATCTACATATAGTGAAAATGATTCAATGAGACAAACTATCACACAGAATGAATCAAAGATTCAAACATTACAAGGTGATATTAAAACACAAAAAGATTTAAATGCTGAGATTCTTAAAAGAAAACAAGCGGTAGAAATTGTAGAGAAAGAACGTATTGTATATGTTGATAAAATTATCAAAGGTGATACAGTATATGTTGAGAAAGTTAAAAAAGAAATAGAATATATTCGTGTAAATGCTCCAGAAACACTTGACGAATACTATTATACAGAGTATAATAACATATTAGATTGTATTTCAGATGCAACTAAACAAAAGGATACAAAATGCGGTACACCTTAATATTATTATTGTTTTTAACATCATGTGCAACATTTGATAAAGGTAGCAATCAAATTGCTACTCCAGAGGATGTTGCTAGAATTGTTGTTAAACCAAAATTAGATTTACCTCAACCATTAGAGTTGGATAAATATAAGATTGATACTAGTAAGGTTAAGCAATATAAAGATGGAGACCAACTGTATATTGCAATACCAGAACAAGATGTACAGCATCAACAAGAATTCTTATTGATACTAAAAACAAGAATACTAGAATTACAACGTATCATTATTGATGCACAAAAATTGATTTAAAGTCAATTCCCAGTTAGCTCAGTTGGTAGAGCACCGCACTTGTAATGCGGTTGTCGTGAGTTCAAACCTTACACTGGGAACCAGAATATTCACATGTAGCTCAGTTGGTAGAGCAACGGACTGTTAATCCGTTTGTCGGTGGTTCGAGACCATCCATGTGAGCCAAATTTTTATTATGAGGTACTATGAATTATATTGAGAGAAATTATATAGAAAAGGTTGGTGTTTATCTAAACAATTTTATACAGAAAGATGATGAGTTATGGAATTGTTCATGTCCATACTGTGGTGATTCAAAAAGAAATTCAAGAAAAGCAAGGGGATTCTTTTTAGTTGGTACAGAAGGTAATGCAATATATTCATGTAGAAATTGTACTAACACTGTTCCACTAGGCATATTTCTTCAAGACAATTTTCCAAATTACTACACGCAATATAAACTTGATATGTTTTCTAAAAAAGAAACAAAACTATCAATAAAAGTTGCACCAAGAAAATCTGTACAAAAATTAATAGAGATGAAAGAGAAATTAACCAAGTCGAATGAAGTGTATACTGCATTTGATGATTTGGGTAGTAGTCATCCAGCAAGAACATATATCGAAGGTAGAGGAATACCAAATACAAGCGATTTGGGGTATGTTAATAACTTTAAACGATATGTAGCAGAAATGACTAATAATGATAGTAGATATGAAAAGTTACCATCAGATAATAGAATAATCATCCCACTAAAATTACCTAATGGTGAATTGATGGGATTTCAGGGTAGAGCAATTGATAAGACTGATTTACGGTATATTACTATTAAGATTCCAGATATGGAAGAACAGTATGTTAAGATTTATGGGTTAGATAAGTATAATAAAGATAAAGCAGGTTTTGGTGTAGAAGGTCCACTGGATAGTAAATTCTTACCAAATTGTTTTGGGATGTGTGGAACATCATTAGATATGCAAAGTGTAAAGAGGGAGTTAATAATACCTAAAAATACAATCATAGTAATCGATAATGAACCAAGAAATAGGCAAGTAGTGAACAGAATGTATCAGTATGTAGAGGATGGATTTAGGATTTATATTCCCCCAAACCATCTAAATACTTTACAAAATGATATTAATAAAATGATATTATCTGGATGGACAACACAACAATTGACCAGATTGTTTGTTACAAATAGTCATACAGGTATTAAAGCAAAACTCAAAATTAACATATGGAAAAAGGTATAATGGACATCTCATTAGTCGAAAAAGATAAAACAATAAAAGAATTTACAAAACAACAATTACAGATATTTTGGCTACCAGATGAACCTAAAGTTGAGAAAGATATACAAGATGTATTAGTAAATATGACAGCATCAGAAAAACATGGTGTCATTACAGTATTAAAGTTGTTTAGTTTGTATGAAATTAAAGCAGGAAAAGATTATTGGATTCATAGGTTTGCTGAGATGTTTCCAAATGATATTGAGTATCAAGAAATGGCATCAGCCTTTTCATTTTTTGAGATTTGTGTTCACCTACAGTTCTATAAGAAGTTAAATGAATTGTTACATATTAATACAGATGAATTTTATAATTCATATGTTGATGATGAAGTTCTAAAATCTCGTATGGAATATATTGATAGTATTGTATCATCAAAAGATGATTTATATTCTCTAGGTGCATTCTCATTAGTCGAAGGTGTTATTCTGTATTCATCATTTGCATACTTAAAACATTTTCAATCTAAAGGTAAGAATAAGTTATTAAATGTTGTTCGTGGTGTAAACTTCTCAGTAAGGGATGAGAATCTGCATTCAATGGCTGGCGCATATGCATTCAAGAAAAAATTACAAGAATCAAATTTATCAGAAGAAGAATTTGATAAATTAAAATCAGCACTATATACATCAGCTGAGAAATTAAAAGAACATGAATATAGAATCATTGATATGATTTTTGAGATGGGTAGTATTGATAGTATTACAGGAACACAGATGAAACACTTTGTCGATTCTCGTGTTAACTTATGTTTAAAAGAATTAGGATTAAAAGCAATCTTAAAGGTAGATTATAATCCTATTGCAGAATGGTTTTATGATGGCATCAATGGCTTCCAGTACAATGACTTTTTCAGTGGAATTGGTAATCAGTATAGTAGAGATTGGTCTGAATCTGAATTCGTATGGGAGATAAAATAATGGCTGTACATGATTTATATGAGCAATTAAGTAGTAAACGTAAAGAAGAACAAGAAGCAGGTAATGTACCTATGTGGTATAGTACCGCAGGTTATCAGATGTTTAATGATAAGTATCTATATCAAGCTGATAACATTAAAGGTCAATTTGAAAGAATTGCTAGAACAGCTGCTAAACATTTAGCACATATCGGTAAAGAAGAAGAAGCCTATGGTAAATTCTTCAATCTATTTTGGGATGGATTCTTAAGTCCATCTACACCAGTATTAGCTAATATGGGTACAGATAGAGGTATGCCTGTATCATGTTCTGGTGGGTATATTGATGATTCTATCTATGGATTTTATAGTTCATATCTAGAGGTATCATTATTAACTAAAGAAGGATTTGGTACATCATCATATCTTGGGGCAATTCGTCCAAGAGGTTCTAAGATTTCTAAAGGTGGTAAAGCATCTGGTGTTGTTCCTGTATTCAAACATTTTGTACAAGATATGCGAGATGTAACACAAGGTACAGCTAGACGTGGAGCATGGGCTGGGTACTTAGAATTACAACATGGCGATTTTGATGAGCTATTAGATTATATCTATGCTGAACCAGATGATGCAAATGTTGGTTGGATTGTAAATGATGAATTTGTAAATGGTATGAAAGCTGGTAATGCTGATTACCTACGTAGATATCAAAAAGCAATGAAGATGAAGATGGTATTAGGTAAAGGATATTTCTTCTTCGTAGATAAAGTAAATCGTAAACGTCCACAGATGTATAAAGATTTAGACATGCTAGTTAAGGCATCAAATCTTTGTTCTGAAATTACATTGTTCTCAGATTTATGGCACACATACACATGTGTACTTTCATCAATGAATGTTGCAAAATTTGATTTGTGGAAAGGTACAGATGCAGTATTCTGGGCTACAGTGTTCTTGGATTGTGTTGCAGAAGAGTTTATTCAACGAGCAAAAAATATTGTTGGATTAGAAAAGGCAGTAGCATTTACTCAAAAAGGTAGAGCATTAGGATTAGGTCAATGTGGTTTCCATACATACCTACAAAACAATATGATTGCATTTGAATCATTTGATGCTCATATGAAAAATAGTGAGATTGCTAAACATATCTATGATGAGTCACTAAAGGCATCACAATGGATGGCTACAGCGTTAGGAGAACCAGAGTGGTGTAAAGGGTACGGAGTGAGAAATACTCATCGTATAGCGATTGCACCAACTAAATCTACAGCATTATTAATGGGTGGTGTATCTGAAGGTATTAATCCAGACCCAGCTATGACATATAATCAATTAACATCAGCTGGAGAAGTTGTACGAGTTAATCCTAAATTGTTATCTATTATGAAAGAGCGTAATGTTTATAGTAAACGTGTTCTTAATGATATAACAGATAGAATGGGTTCTGTACAGCATGTAGATTGGTTGAATGATGGAGAGAAGTTAGTATTCAAAACAGCATTCGAGATTAATCAAGAAGTTATTTTAAGATTAGCATCTACACGAGCAAAATTTATAGACCAATGGCAATCATTAAATCTATTCTTTGATGCAAATGAAGATGAGGCATATGTAAGTAAAATTCACCAGTTGGCATTTGAAGATGAGAATATCCTAGCACTATATTACATCTACTCTAGTTCGGGTGTACAAGCATCAAAAGAAGGATGTATTGCTTGTAGCTAAAATCTTAATATCCTAAATAAAGTATAATAACCACGAAAGTAATTAAATGGTAAAAGAACATAAAATGTAAGACCCTTCCAGACACATCGTTAACTCGTTGTGTCTTTTTTTTTATCTCAATATAGTTAGGATACTCTAATGGCACGTAGAAAAGCAAATCTAAAATTTAAACAAGATTCGTTTTCATCATTTATGAACTCTAATCCAGTTCCAATTCCAACAGAATATAATCAAAAGAAATTCTCAGTACACGATATGAAATCAATTAGACCAATGACTAGAAATCAAGAACAAGTTTTTAGTTTATGGAATGATGATTATAATATGGTATTAGCAGGTTCGGCTGGTACAGGTAAGACATTATGTTCTATCTATTTGGCACTACAAGAAGTACTAGATTTGGAAAATACAAAATATGATAAATTAATTATTATTAGAAGTGCTGTAGCAAGTCGTGACGTAGGATTTTTACCAGGAACAGAAGACGAGAAGATGGAAGTATATGAAACTCCATACATGCAAATTTTCGATTTCTTATTTAAGAAGAAAAATCAATATAAATTTATGAAAGAGGCAGGACTAGTAGAATTCCATTCAACATCATATTTAAGAGGTCAAACATTTGATAACAGTATTATAGTATTAGATGAAGCTGCATCATTAAACTATCATGAAATTTCTACTGTATTAACTCGCGTAGGAACAAATACTAAAGTTATTACAATTGGTGATACAAAGCAGAATGATTTAATCTATAAAAAATCCGATGTATCAGGATTTGCTAAATTCTTAAAAGTTGCATCAATGATTCCATCAATGAGACAAGTAACATTTACTATTGATGATGTAGTCCGTTCTGGATTCGTTAAAGAGTTCTTAGTAGCAGATGAGATGTATGATGAGAGGGAGCATCTAAATACTAGGTAAATAACAACATAAAGAAATACATGCGTGTAGCAGGAATAGATTACTCAATTACATCCCCATCCATAACAATCATCAATGATGGTATTATAGAGGGGATGTTTAGTATAAGAGCTAGTAAGAAACAAGAAGTATCAAGTACATTAATAACATTATTAGATTATCCATTATATACAACTGAATTACAAAGGTTTGATAAGTTATCATCATTGATGTTAAACTTTATTCCAGCTGATATTGATTCGGCATATATAGAGAATTACTCATACGGTCCAAGTGCAGGATTGATATTTAATATAGCAGAAGCTACAGGCTTATTTAAATATAAGTATGAGAAGCGATTTAATAAAGAGGTGGGAATATTAGCACCAACTCAGGTTAAGAAATATGCAACAACAAAAGGTAATGCCAAAAAACGAGCAATGGTCGATAAGTTTTTAGAGGTAGAGTTTGATATATATGATATGTTTGGATTAGTAGATAGTGGTGCAGAGAAGATTCCAAAGCCTATAGATGACATCGTAGACTCATATTGGATAGCAAAATATGCATACGATATGGCACTAATAGAGTAAGAAGTCGAAAAATCTAAATACTTATTAGAACAGTTATGATACTCATAACATAATAAACCTCTCTAAATGACTGGAGTTTCAAATGGCTGATAGCTTATCACCTGGTATTAAAATAAAAGAAATAGATTTAACAACTGTAGTACGAGCAGCCTCAAGCACAATTGGTGCATATGTGGGTAGATTTAACTGGGGTCCACTTGGAACTGTTGAATTAGTTAGTACCGAAACAGAACTTGGTTCACTTTTTGGCGAACCTAAAGCTGTATTTTCAGCAACAGCATTAGATGCAAACTCTATTGCAACATCATTCCTTACAGCATCATCATACTTAGCATATTCTAACTCATTACGAGTTTCTAGAGTAGCAAATATTAATGACTCAAATCCATCAAACAATGCAAAAAATGCAGTTGCAGATTTGGCGACATCAGGAACACCTACAGGTATTTTGGTTAAAAACTCTGATGACTATTTAACTAAAGATGCTTTATCATCATTTGCTTCATATTTCCTTATTGGTAAATATGCTGGTATCATTGGTAACTCTATCAAATTCTCAGCTTGCTTTACAGCAAACCAATTCAAATCTCCTGCTATCCCAAATTCAACTGGTGATTGGACATTAGAAAAAGAAGATTCAGGTAGAAAAACATTATCAGCAGCATTGATTGATTTGACTACACATTTTGTTGCTGGTGACTATGTAGAATTTACATATGATGGTCAAGTATATAAAAATAAAGTTGAAATTGTAACATCTACTAAATTGACATTAGCAAATATCGGCTCAACATTACCATACTTCCCAATGGCAGTATCAAATGGTATTGTAACATCAGTTAAAAAAGTTTGGGAATATGCAAGTGCATTTAACGGAGCACCATCTACAAATGAATTCCATTTAGTATTAGTTGATGCAACAGGTAATATCACTGGTGAAGCTGGTGCAGTATTGGAATTATTCCCATACTTATCATCAGATATTGCTAAGAAAAATGTAGATGGAACAACAGCATACTACAAAACAGTATTGAATGACCAATCTAAATTTGTATGGGTTGGTGGTGTTTCATTAACATCTAACTTAGCTTCAGCAAGTTATTTGACAAAAACAAAAACTTTAGAGTCAGCTACAAATGGTACTACACCAACACAAGATGACTATATCCAAGCAGCTGAAATATTCTTAGATAAAGATAATATCAATATCTCAACATTCATCTGCCCACCATTAATGGATACATTGGATGATGCAACAGTACCAAATTACTTGATTCAGAATTTAGCTGAAGTTCGTAAAGATATTGTTATCTACTTATCACCAAAATACTCAGATGTGGTTAATAAACCAGGATTAGAGTTAGGCAATGTAATTACATTTAGAAATACATTACCATCATCAAGCTATGCATTTATGGATAGTGGATGGAAATATATGTATGACAAATATAATAATACATATCGTTGGGTTCCATTATGTGGAGACATTGCAGGTACAGCAGCACGTACAGACGATGAGCAAGATTCATGGTGGTCACATGCTGGTTTAAATCGTGGTGGAATTAAAAATTGCATCAGATTAGCATGGAATCCAAATCAATCAAGACGTGATGATTTGTATCAAGTTGGAGTTAATCCTGTAATTACATCTAATGGTGTAGGTACAATCTTGTATGGTGATAAAACATTGTTAAGTCGTCCATCAAGCTTTGATAGAATTAATGTACGTAGATTGTTTATTGTATTAGAAAAAGCTATTGCAGATGCTGCAAAATATAGTTTGTTCGAGTTCAATGATGAAATCACTCGTACTCGTTTTGTAACAATGATTGAGCCATTCTTGCGTGATATTAAATCACGTAGAGGTATCAGCGATTTCTATGTAAAATGTGATGCTACTAATAATACACCACAAGTTATTGATACTAACAGATTCATTGGTTCAGTTTTAGTAAAACCAAATCGTAGTATTAATTTTATTACATTGAATTTTGTGAGCGTTCCAACTGGAATTTCATTCGATACTGTTGTTGGCACAATCTAAGGAGAATATAAATGGCTTTTAATGTAAATAAATTTCGTTCAGAATTAAAGGGTGATGGTGCAAGACCTACTCTATTTGAAGTGTATGTATACTTCCCAACATCATTGGCTGGGGTATTTCCTACAGACCAAGCTTCTATGCAAGCAAAAGCAACTTCATTACCGGGTTCAACACTTGGTATTATCGAAGTGCCATACTTTGGTCGTAAGATTAAAGTTGCTGGTGATAGAACATTTGATGATTGGAATATGACTATCATCAATGATGAAGACTTCAATATCAGAAATGCTTTTGAATTCTGGCAAAATGCGATGGACCAGTATACAACTAGTTCTGAGAAAAAACGTGTTAATGGTGCAAATGAAAATCCATATTCATATGTGGCTAATGTATTTGTTCGTCAATACGGTAAACAAGGTAATATCATTAAAACATATGAACTTGTTAACGCATTCCCAAATCAAGTTGGACAAATCGATGTGTCATGGGAAAACAATGACCAAATCGAAGAGTTTGATGTAACATGGTCAATGGATTATTTCAGAGTAGTAGAAGCTGGTGAATTAGGCTCAGTATCAGATTCTCCATTAGCAACACTATAATCTAAGTAATAACAAAATAAGCCCACTTTTTAGTGGGCTTTTTATTCGGCTAAATAATACATATAGTAATACTAATTATAAGGAATATATTTTGAGTTTATTTGGAAAATTATTTGGGTTTGAGATTGTCAGAAAAGAAGAAACTAATACTGATGTTCAGACATTCGTTCAACCATCAGTAGTTGATGACATAGGTAATGCTCAATTAGTTGGTGTTAATGGATTCAATGGTAGCTTTTATAATAGTAGTCAATCAACTGCTATTGATATATCAGAGAATTCTCACATTCAACAATGTAGAGAAATTGCTATGTATCATGAGGTAGATTCAGCAATTGAAGAAATTGTAACTGAAGCTATCATCACAGATGAAAGTATGGATTCTATTAAGTTAGATTTAACCAATACAGAATTCTCAGAACCAATCAAAGCTAAAGTTAGAAAATCATTTAAAAAGATTTATAACATTCTAGACTTTAAAACAAAAGGATATAGTATATTCCGTAGATGGTATATTGATGGTAGATTGTACTATCATGTTGTTATCGATGAAAAGAATACTAAATCAGGTATTAAAGAATTACGATATATTGACCCTAAAAAAATAAGAAGAATCCGTCAATTTGTACCTACAGCTATAAACAAAGGTGCAACAGTAACTAATGGTATAAACACAAATGCGAACACGCTTTCAGGTAATATTGAAGAGTATTTCTTATATAATGGAAATGGAATTAACGATAAGAGTCAAGCAGAGTCTGGTAATATTCGCATATCAAAGGATTCGATTGCATATTGCAATTCAGGAATGGCTGATGCGAATAATAAATATGTAGTTTCATTTTTAAATAAATCAATTCAAACTGCAAATAAATTAAGAACATTAGAAAACTCTATTGTTATATATAGACTTGTACGTGCTCCAGAACGTAGAATATTTTATATCGATGTAGGTAACTTACCAAAAGCTAGAGCAGAACAATATCTACAAGGTATTATGCAAAAGTATAAAACTAAGTTGACATATGATACGTTTACTGGTAAAATACGTGATGATAGAAATGTCATGGCAATGACAGAAGACTTTTATATTCCTCGTAGAGATGGTAAAACATCAACAGAAATCACAACACTACAAGGTCAAGGTCAAAATGGTGGTGTAGATGAATTGGATTACTTTAAGAAAGAATTATTAAAATCATTAAATGTACCATATGGTAGATTAGATTCTAATGGTACATTCAGTATGGGTAATAATGGAGAGATTTCTAAAGAGGAAGCAAACTTTGCTAAATTCATTCAGAGATTACGTACACAATTCAATATATTGTTTGATGAGTTATTAGCTAGAGAGTTAGTATTAACTCAAGTAATGTCAATTGAAGAGTGGGAACATGAGAAACGCAATGTTCATTATGACTATTTAAAAGATAATTACTTTACTGAGTTGTTACAATCTGATATGTTGGCATCACGTTTGGGTACATTAGCTCAAGCCGAACCATTCATCGGTAAATATTTCTCTGATGAGTATGTAAAACGTAACATCTTAATGCAAACTGATGAAGAGATTGAATTAGAAACTAAACGTATTGCTAAAGAGAAAGATGAAAATCCAGAGGTGCATACACCAACAGACCAAACACACCAAGTTAATTTGCATCAAAAATTATCAGATATTGATATGGATAAGGAAATTGCAGTTAATGCAGAAACAGAACCAAATCCTTTTGCTAAAAATGAAGATGTTAAAGTGGATAATTCTATAGAGAAATTGAATGAAGCTATGACAGAATTATTTAAGAGTATGGCAACTTCAAATTCATTAATAACAACAGTAGATGATTTAGCTGGATAATGGATGATAATCAAAAGTCTCAAGTAATTGAGCAAGCTAAGAATTTAGCATTAACAATATCATTTCTTAATTCTAAGTATGATAAAGTAATCGGTGAGTTTAATTCTAAACTTGCCGAAGTATATCTACAATTAAAGAATGATGTTAATACATCAAATGATAATTTAGAGTTAATTGCTAAAAATGTTGCATATCAATCTAATCTGGATGAAACCAGATTAGAGTTGAATGAGCATGTTAAAGATATACAGAGAAGTCTACAGGAATATGCAACTATTCATGACCATCCATATTCATTGGATTCGCATGAGCATGATACACAATACTCAAATATAGACCATACGCATGACTATGTATCAACAGATGCATACTTAGACTATGCAAAAACTACCGATGGTAAACTAGATGTTATTAGAGATTTTACATTAACATCAGTACAATCTATATGTGTATTGATTGAAGATAGATATAATAATTTAATAAAACAAGTACAAAATACAAATTCAGAGTTAGATAAATTAACAGATGATTTGGCTAAAAATATAGATGATGTTGAGTATAAGCTAGATGCGTTCAAATCAAATACTAAAAAAGATATCAATGTATTAACAATTGTTATAGATTCTGTTAAGAATACATTAAATAGAAATTTAGTAAAATCATTTGATGATATTAATACTAAGTTTGAAGATAAGATTGATGACGTAGTAGAGTTTTTTACGCTATTAGAAAGTGATATTAATACTAAACTAAAAGGTATTAATAAAGAATTAGATAATAAATCTGATATAAATCATAATCATGATGATGACTATGCTGAATTAAATCATAACCATGATGATGACTATGCCGATATAGACCATACTCATATGGATATATTGACATCTATTGATGTAATTCAAACAAAACACGAATCATTAGAAAATAGTATAAGTGATGCATTTAATAGGTTAAAAGATAAACCAGAGTATTCTGAGATATTATTAAAGACTGATTTAGATAAACTTAAACAAGAAATAATTGATGCAGTACCTGTACCGAAAAATGGTAAGGATGCAGAAGATTGGGAATTTAAGCCACACCCAACTCGTAAGGGTGTATTGATATTTAAAAAGCATTCACATAAGAATTGGAATTATATTGATTTAAATCATATAATTCCAAAACCACAAGAGTATGAAAATTATAATCAGGGTGGAATTTTAGGTGGAGGTGGTGGTGCATCATCTTCAGGTATGTCAGTACTTAAGAATGGTGTTCTAGCAGGATTTACTAATATAGTAAACTTCATCGGTACTGGTGTAACATCTATTACAGATGCTGATAATGTTACAACAATAAGAATTGATGCTGGTACTGGTGGTGGGTCTAGTAGATTAAATCTGACTACAGCTGAGATGATATCAATGGCATCAACACTAAATACAACAGATGAAGGATTGTCTGTATGGAATACAACAGAGAAATTATCGTATAACTGGACAGGTACGGAATTTTTACAAGATGGAGAAGCCCCAGTGAAAACAATTAGAATGGATGATGTATCATCAACAGTATCATATATAGGTGAAGCAACAGTTAATTCATTAGAAAATGTTGCTGTATGGAGAATTAAGAAATTGGTAACAGTTGGTGATGTTACCTCAATATTATGGGCTGATGGTGTATCTACATATACTAAAAATTGGTCAAATCATTTAACATATAATTACTCATAAAATAGAGTTTGCCATTACTCTAGTATAAAATGGTAATCCACCTATAACAATAGGGTAAATAAATAAAATAAGGGGATTAAAGTGGAAATTGTACAGGGAAGTTTAACAATGACAGGATTAAATTCGGATGCTCCAAAAGTATTCTGGAATGGTCATCCTGTTTTGGGGATTTTAGAAATTAAGACGGAATGGGAACAAGATGAACATCGAGTTAAATTAAAAGTTAATGGAACAGATGATTCATTATATATGGAATTAGTCGCTGGTGGTATTATTGTAAAAAAGGTAGTGGGTCATGAGTGATTTCATATTTATAATTCCTAGTGGGTGGGTTCAACTAGATTGGTTGGATTTAAGTAATAATGGTATTCTTACTGCATCTGTAGCTAATGACCCTGCTGCTAGTATGTTTACTCTTGACGAGGTATTAAAAAATTATGGTGCGATTCCTTGGGATTCCTCTTTGCAAGAGATAAAAGTATTTAATGATGAAATATGTATAGTTAGATTGGGATAGTATAAATGACAGCATTTGTTTTAGCAGGGAACGCAACATTAAGGGATATCGGTAACGTTGCTATCTGGGGAGTTGCTACGGCTAGAACATCTGCTGATACCATCGATACTAATGGCTTCAATTTTACACAAGACCAAGATAGTCGTTATGGATTAAGTGGTAATACTTCAGCTGTATGGGGTAGTTTAACTATCAATGCATCTAAAGGGGGAAACCTAAACTTTGATGGTAGATATGTTCGCATGATACCATTTAATACTGGTTCTGGTACAATCACATTGGGAACATCGATTACCGTAGGTTCTGCAACTGCCAATGTTATTGGCATATATGCATCATTGACAACTGCTCCAGTAACTACTGCTGCATCTGGATGGATTAAAGTTACCAATTGGAATAGTGTAGCATTTCCAACTAGCGGAACATATACACAAGCAGGATTTACATTTACTATTACTGGTGCAGATATAGTAGGATTTATAGAAGTTGTAGGTCAAGAAGCAGGTACAATTAATGCAAACAGATTGG